GTCAAGAATTTACACAGATATTAACAGAACCAATCAACAAAGACAATTGGTTGGGTCCTTGGGACAAAGATAAAGTATATCCTCCTGGATATGTAATCACATATGGAGATAAGAATTATATAAGTTTGATTGAGGTGCCAGCAGGCATCGCGCCACCTAATCCAACATATTGGCAACTTGATCCTAATCAAAATCTCAAAGATATCTTGTCAACATATAATAAGAACATTGAGATTAATAACGCGCAACTTGAAGAAGCAAAACGCATATTACCCAAAACAGGTTACAACAACAAAGACCTGTATGTTGTTCCTACATACGGTATCTATGAGACTAATAACACATTATCAGGTAAACTAAATCAGCCCGCACCACCTATCAATGTAGTCACTTACAGCGGCGGCGCACCAAGCACAGGGTCATTTGGTACTGTAGTTTTCATGCGCAATCCTAAATTCAAGAATCCTAGCGCAGGAATCAAAGTAAGCAAAGAATTATTAAAGAGCATATGGGATATGACTGCGGATATGTCTATCACTAAGATGGATGTCCACGTGCAGGCAAACATAGAAGTGACTGAGACTGCTCCAATGCAATTACGTGAGGGTAGCGGATCAGGTGCGTTAGAAGGTAATAAGGTATTATCAGTGATGTCTTTAGGTCCAGTCACTGGACCATACGGTACTGCTGACAACACATATGCTACTGCTGATCAGGATCCTACTCAATCAGGATTCACCGGTACAGAGCCATATGGTCCAAATACTATGGACTATCGTGCAGACTGCGATCCAGCATATCAATATATCAGTCGCGCAAGCCCAAGAAGTTTCGGCTATGAAGCAGGATATCTCACAGGAGACGGTACTGCACCTAACGGATACCCAAGTGGTGCAGGTATAGCGTTCCCGCAAAATCCTCAAGTAGGTGATTACTTCTTGCGTATCGATTACATGCCGCAGATATTATATCGTTGGGATGGAAAACTATGGGTTCGCATAAGCACTAATGTACGAACAGAAACTGGATTTACAGCAGACGATCAAGCACAAAAGTCACAATTCATTAATAATGAAGGTGTGATATATAACAACAACCAAGAGCAAGTGATACCTTCTGCACAACCATTATCAAGTATCTTGGAATTAGCACCAGACATTCTACCGCCCCAACCATAAGAGTAACACATGGCACAATTTTTTTACGACAATCAGATACGCAGATTCTTACTACAGTTCGCTAAAATTTTTAGTAACTGGTATGTGACCAACGGCAAAGACCCTAACGGTAATGACATATTGATACGTGTTCCTATAATGTACGGTGATCAAAGCCGACAAGTATCCACAGTGATCGCTAATAATAGCGCAAGCAATTTGCCTAGTGCACCTATCATAACTTATTGGATATCAGGTCTAGAATATAATCAATCTTGGATGCAAAATCCTACATTTATTGAAAAAGTAAATGTCAGACAACGTGCATACAATACAGAAACTCAAAGTTATGAAACTACCCAGGGTCAAGCATTCACAGTTGAAAGATTGATGCCTGTACCTTATACACTACGTATGCAAGTTGATTTCTGGACTACGAATTATAATCAAAAATTACAATTGATCGAACAACTAGGTACGATATTCAATCCTAGTTTAGAGATACAAAGCACTGATAATTTTGTTGACTGGACATCATTGAGTGTTGTCTATCAAGATGGTCTGACATTCAGTAGTCGCAGTATACCGCAAGGTACAGGTAATCCCATAGATGTGTTAAGTTGGAAATTCTATATGCCTATATGGTTGAGTACTAGCAGTAAACTCAAAAAGATGGGCGTCATACACAAAATCATCGCAAGCATATACAAAGGCAAAGCACTACAAGATATGCAAGATGAGGATTTATTATTGGGTACAAGACAAAAGATAACACCATATGGATATAAAGTATTGTTGATAGGTAATAGATTGCAATTATTACCTCAAGATGTTGCATTCTATCCGCCTAACACGGATCTAAATGACCCGACCCCTCCTAATACTAATCTGTATTGGCAGAGTTTATTGAACGTATATGGCAAAGTGAAGCCGGGCATCAGTCAAATATGGTTACAAAATCCATATATGGAGGATGACATAGTAGGTACTATAGTTCCTGATCCAGTCGATGATCGATTATTGATCTATGATATCGATCCAGATACATTACCGCAAAATACATTAGCCCCAGTGGATGCAGTGGTTAATCCACAATTGTCGGGGCCAAATGCCGGGTTGCCCGGACCTGTTAACGGTCGTAGATACTTGATTGTAGAAGACATCGGCACCACCGGATCTAGCACAGTGGCTTGGGGTTCTTTGATAGCAGAAGCAAACGACATCATACAATATGATGCCAGTACTGGAGATTGGTTTGTGAGTTTCGATGCTAGTGCATCTACTGTCGTGGAGTATGTAACCAATCTAACTACTAATATCCAATATCGCTACGTTGACCAAGAAGGGCAATGGATGAAATCGTATGAAGGTTGGTATGACCAGGGCGATTATAGTATTGTCATTTAATATTGTTTTTGCTATAATGTCTTAATGAAAAATACTTCGGCTGGCATATTCTTTTATTGTACTACAACGGGCAGATTTCTATATCTGATGCGTAGTGATGCCAATTTTGCTTGGGGTGTGCCGGGCGGTAAAATTGAACAGGGTGAGACGTTGCTAGAAGGGCTAGAACGCGAGTGTATGGAAGAAGTAAATTTCTGGCCTACTGATCCAAAATTAGTACCCATACAAAAGTTCGTTAATAATAGTTTCACCTACCATACGTTCTTTTGTGCAGTCGATGAAGAATTTGTTCCCTATCTCAACGATGAGCATGTGGGTTATGCTTGGATAGGGGCTGATCAACATCCTAAACCAATGCATCCTGGGTTATTCAGTACTATCAATATTGATATAGTAAAAGAGAAACTGAAGAGCCTTACTGAAAATAAAAACGGGGCCTAAGCCCCGTTTTTACTAAGTCTGTTCGACTTATTTCAAGAACATCTTAAATGCTTCAACGCCCGTAGCGCCTAGAACTGCCGCCGCTCCCATTAGCATCCATTTGATTTTTTCCATGTTGCCAAGTTTTTCGGCGAGTTCATCATGAGATTTTTTATTAGCCTCTTGAAATTCTTTGAGGATAACTTTAGTCTCATCCATGTTCCTATCTAAACAGTCATGCAGGTCTTTAACTTCGACTTTTAATTCATCAACTTTCTCATCAATAACATTGATGCGAACTTGAAGAACTGCGATCTCTGTCTCGGCCTGTTCTACTCGTTTTGCGGCATTTGTAGACATAGTATGTTCCTATTAAGCGTTGCTTATAGTTACTACAGGTGGTAGAGATGCCAAAGCGTTCGCTGCGATAGCAGAGTTGAACGATGCAATCACATCAGGATTTACAGTTGCTAGCACTGCTGTGCCTGTACCTGAACCTGCTCCGGTTGCAGTGAATGTAACACCAGTCATATTAGAGAAAGCACCAACTGATGTCCAGTTTGTGGTTCCTGTTTTATAAATGGTATATACTGTGCCTGCTACCAATGATGCTGCTGCAACCTGTGCAGGGAACACTTCACTGTTATAGTCATTTAATGATGATACAAACTTAGTGCTTGCATCACTATAAGTTGCTAAGATATTGAAAGTGTTTGGAGTCAAGGCTGCGTTGGCTACGTTTGCTGTATAGCAAGCCGCAGTCAATCCGCTAGTTGTTCCTGTAACAAGATACTTTGTCTTACCTTTCTGACGAACAATAAAACCTGCCTCGTTCAATGCGAACACGAATGCACCATCATAATCTTCGTTGCTATTTGCAAGTAGATCAAGAGTAGTGTCATCAGTGATTGTATCAACGAAACCTAATACATTTCCTTCTGCATCAGTGATGCACTCACCACCTGATAATTCAGTAGTGAATAAAGTGCCAGTACCGGTGACAGTAGTGCTTGCTGTGCTTGCACTAATTGTACCTGTACCTGATACACCGATAGCCGCGCGGATTAATGTTTGTGAACCATAGATTGCTGTGTTACCACCAACGACGCCATATGTATTAGCGTTAGTTGCTGGATAACCTGCACCACCTAGTGGATTATTGAAATAAGCATCAACAACACCAACTGATGCCGCTACAGTGACAGGACCTGCTGTACCTAAGTTGAACTTAGTGTATGTTGGGTTTGCTGATAACTGTGTTGCTGAAACAGTGAATGTGCTGTTTGCGCCGGCGTTCAATACTTGTAATATCCAGTATGTTGTGCCTGCTACTAGGTTACCAACGTTACTTGCTGGAATGAATGGCATACCAGCGATGATACCTAGATTAGTAAAATTTGCGTTTGTAGTTACAACTTCTGTTGTGCCGTTAGTTGCTGTGATAGTAATAACGGCTTGCGCTTTCGCGATTTTAAGTGGACGACCCATTGTTTTATCTCCTATAATGCCGGGTTCTAGCCGGTACGCGGCGGGGTACCGCATAAACTCTCACCATGAGAGTATATGATTTATTTATCAAAAAAGTCTTATTTTTTACGCTGAATTATTCGCCGATTGGCATGCCGAGTTCTGTGATAGAGAATATGCCAGTACCACTCACGCTAATATATGCTATGTAATTGCCTTCACCAACAATAAAACTATTGTTGACTGTATTTGCAGGAATAATTTCACAGGCAGTAAGATTTGCTGTTACTGAACTGTTTCCCACTGCTACAGCGATTGCACTGCTTGTTGTGGAGATACGGACCTTCTCAGTAGTTGCTACTGATGTAAGTTGACTTGATCCGCTTGGTGTATAAATTGCCGCTGCCATATATTATTCCTGATAAAGTATTTATCTTATAATCGTCCTACCATGACTTCGACATAACCTTCGTCTTCATCAACTTTGTTTTCAATCGCTTTACCGATAACAGTTCCTATCTGCGGTGATTTAGATGATTTAGCATAGCCGTCACCTGCACTTACAAGCATATCGCCCTTGCTCACCAAACCAACAACTTTTACTTTCACTCTACCCATCATCGCTACCATGACAGGATTCTGTGCTTGTATAGCACCATTCATGACATATGCCGGCTCTGCTGAAACAACACCTGCTATTTTACTCGTTTCCAATGATGCGGCAGTAACTTCTTCATCACCACCAAACTCTAATACTGTACCAGGTAAATATGGTTTGTCTGCCGAATAGAATTCAGCCAAGTCTGCATATGTTGCTGTTAATCTTGAGCCGGAACTTAAAGTCCAATTACCCGTGATTGTTCCTGAAGTGGCTGCTGCACCAGTAGTGATCACAGTGGTATTTAGGTTCTGAACACTTACTGTATTTGATGTTTTGTCGAACGTGAAGGCTGTAGTTCCATTCAACACACCACCATCATTAAATTGAACAGATGTATCTACTCCACCGGCGGGATATTCATAGCCGCCGCTACCTATCACAGCGACCTTACCTGTAACAGCAGTAGGGAATGTTAACGTTAATTGATTCTGTGTATTATAGTAAATTTCTGGATAATCATATCTTCCTACATAACTGACGTTAGTGGCATCGACTGGGGTGACGCTTAAATATCTTGTATTTAAATTATGATTGACTGTCCATGTTGTGCTAGCAACTGTTTGATCATGTAAGTAATATCCAGCCATTGAATTACTACCTACAATTGATACGTTACCTGCTACTGCTGTGCTCCAAGTCAATGTTAATGTGTCTGCACCAGTATAATTAACTGTTGGATAATTATATTCACCTATGACAGATACATTGCCTGTATCTGCCGGTGTTACTGCTACATATCTCGTATCAAGATTGTGTGTGACGTTCCAAGTTGTGCTTGGTGCGGCTTGTGTATGCAAATAATAAGTTTCTGTATTCGCACTGTCACCTTCTACTACGACATATCCTGATTCAGCAGAATTGAATGTCAATGAAACTGCGTTGGCATTAACGAATGTTACTCTTGGATAATCATATCTACCTGTCCATGAGTATCCGGCGCCATTGATTGGTGTGACATCTACAAATTGTGTGTTAAGATTGTGTATTACTGTCCATGTAACGCTGGCAGTATCTTGTCTATGGAAATAATATCCTACTGGATCTTCTCTTAAGTTACCCCAGTATAATTCACCATTACCATCTGTTTTCAAGAATTGATATTGTTCACCGCCGGTGATAGTAACGTTTGATATTTCACCTAAATTTGTAGTACCTGTAACTACTAGATTACCGGGTGTAGGGGTTACGGCGTTACCTACACGCAATGTATTATTTAAATAATTCCATGTCAGTACTGTATCGCCAGCAAAATCATATCCGTTGTTATACTGTATGCTTGTGTTGCCGCCTGCAACTAAACCGCCGTTAGCGGTAGTAGTATTGAATATAGCGATACCGTTGCCTGGATAAGTTCCAAAACCTGTAGTGCTGATAGCATTGGTCAATCCTGCGTCTGAGTAGATATCGTATAATTGTAAATTGCCCGGTACTGATTTCAACCAAAACACATTACCGTTAAATGTGCTTGCATATTGTGTATTGGCGCCTGATCCAGGTAATATTGATTGAACAGTTATTTCAACACCAGAACTCAAAGGATACGGTTCTGTCAATGTCATTCTGGATGCTGGTGCTGCTGATATATTTTGTATGTCTAGTACTATTAGACCTTTTGGGGTCCAACTCAATCCACCATCGCTGTCAGTAGTGAGTACATAACCGATCTCACCACCTGATATAGAAACGTCAGTGACATTTCCTAGATTGATTAGTCCACCTGCGCCGCCGCCTTTGTTAACCCAATTGTTCCCATCATATGATAACACTTGGCCATTAGCCAATGTGGTACCATTAATGTTCAGGTTACCTACAGCGCCGTCTATTTGATCGAATGCGATCTCGCTAAATGCAGTGAGAACCTCAATATTCTGAGTTTCCCCTAAGGTTTTACCTATAAACAGTTTTTTTACGTCGGAGGCGAAGCCTAGTTCTGCTTCATCAAGTTGAGGTAGATCGACTAAATCGCCGCTACGTTGCTGTATTTTAGAAATCTGTAATATAGACATAGTTGTACATTCACCAAGTAGTACAACTATTTATGCTTTTACATTACAGGAACTGTGTGTAATATTGATCTAAACGGGTGTACCAGAGGTCTGTATACTTATCAAATTCAGACCCTTCTACAATGAATTCTTGATATTGATTATCCGCAGAACACATGAAAACGACACCCTTGCGTATTTTAGTACCCCATACTTCATTATGTGCTAATGCATATGCGGCTAATTGAAGGAAGTAATCATCGATCCATTCACGCTTTTTAGGCTTGTTTGTTTGTTTATGGTCCATGATCGTTTCACTATTACCATGAACTCCTACGAGGTCTGTAGTTCCTGCATAAATCTCGGGGAAGTAAAGACTAACTTCCGTACCCCAGAATTCCTGACAATTGATCAGTCCCTTTTCAATGATGGTCTTGGCCATCTGATGGCTCTGTATGCTATAGGGATTAGTTCCCGGTTGTCCTGTATCACCTGTCTTTACATGATTCTCAAGCCACTTGTGCATACGTGTTCCGCGACCCGCAGCCTCAGTGGTTATCTGTTTAGCCTTCTCTTCACCTACACGTTTGCGCCATTCACGCAACGCTTGCTTCTTTTCTTCAGGCTTTGTCGCATCAAGTATAGTAGTGACGCTAGGGACCGCGTGTCCGTCAGGGGTCATATATTTTCGTGAGCCATTAATAGTCTCGCGCTTCAATTCTTTATAGGGGTATTTGTCGGGGATATAAATCATAATCTAACTTTGGGTTCAAATGCATTTACGTATGTTTCTTTATTCAAGTAATTTTTACTGGGTGCAATTTCTATATTTTTATAGTTCTCATAAATTTTTGTGTAAAGATGATGAGCAACTGCTGTATGTCCTTCACGTTCCCAATGACCGCAAGGGGTCAGTGGTGACCCTTCAGTAATGTGTGCTAGATCACCTATATCGTTCTTATCACCACACAATATAGAAAAATGATTAGGTGCTTGTTTGCTCATTTTCTCGTACATTGAATCTTTTTCGGTACCGTTCAATGTTTCTATAGCAAGACTAAACATGTAGGGTACGTCATGCAACTGAAATAGATTTCTCAATGCGCTTTTATATAACATGGTTCGTTTATAAAAGTAGTCCATATTATAATTCAACACATAGTCTACACTACCGGGATCTTTTTGAAATGTGTCATATGTCCCGTACTCTTTTTTACCCTCAAACCATCTTTCTTTTCTAGTGATAGCAGAAAACATGATGACATATAAAGGATGATTATTGTTATGAATGTCTTCGTAGAAATATTCATAAGTTCTACGTAATATCGTGTCATTTGCAGAACCACCTTTACCTATGTTAACAACGTCTACTCCTAAACGTTGCGCTAGTCTATGTGGCCAGGATTCTTCTTTATTTGCTAGACCGTTGCCTTCAGTGAAACTACACCCATTAGTGACGATGTGGGATATCCTTGTCATATTCTGAAACTTTCTCCGCAGCCGCAACGATCTTTCTCATTAGGATTAATGAACTCAAATCCTTCATTCAATCCTTTCTTTTGAAAATCTACAGTAAGCCCATCAAGGTAAACCATAGATTTAGGATCAACATAAAACTTTAACCCGCCGTGATCTACAGAGATATCAGTCTCGTCCGGGCTGTCTACAAATTCTAATACATATGCTAGACCAGAACACCCAGTGGTCTTCACTCCTAGACGAACTCCTTGTCCTCTACCTCTTTTTTTGATATGTTCTAAAAACTTATTTTTGGCTATATCAGTCACGTTAATCATAGTTGTTATTCCTTATAATATCACTAATCATACCGAATGTCATCTTGATTGGTTAAATTTGTTTAATATTCTATCCAATATCGAATAATCTTTCTGAAGATATCTAGTCCTGTGCAGGTTCGCATTATATTCTAATGTT